GCCAATCGATTCGTCTGACCGACGTATTTTTGCCATCTACTCCAGATGGCAGGAGGCCAGTAAGATTGAGCAATTCAAGAAGGAGAATCCGAAGTATTATCCCGACTTGCACAACACCTACAAAAACCATGCAGGTGCATTGCGGAAGTATTTCCGAACCGAAGTCAAAGTCAGCGACGAGTTTTTGTCCTACTACGACGCACCGCGCACGGTTTCGCGCCAGCGTTTGATTAGCGAAAATATGCCTGAATCCATTCAGGAGTTGTTGGAGATTGTTGCCAAGAATGATGACCCGTTCTTGTGTGAAGAGTTTCTGGATGTGAAATACTTCCGCCAAATGAAACTGGCCGATAAAAACTTCAAGGACGCTAATATTCGTTGGCAACAACACCTGATACCGCTGGGTTACGAGCTTGTTGTTAATGCAGTGCGTATTCCTGAGATTGATAAGTCGTATCTGCACACGATTTACTCCAAGAACCCAACACGATTCAAAAATGCCTCGGTGAAACTGTCCGCCGCTATCAGACAGTACATCACCAATGCGGCTAACCCAGAACTTGAGTATGACAAAAAGTTTGATGCTGTCGTTGAGGAGGAAGAATTGGAAGAATTATAAAAAAAAGTGTTGCATATTGCTGTGAAACACGGTAATATGCAACTTCCTAAACCAAATATTGTTTGTTAATCCCAACATAAGGAAGACTAAAATGAATGAAATTACCCTGACTCAACTCTACACCGCTATGGTGAGTTTGACTGAAGCCCTCGACCGCAATACGAACGCAGTGTTGTCGCAACAAGGCCAGCCGACTAAACAGCAAGCCCCTGCGCCTGAAGCGGTGAAAGAACCTGTTGAAGAACGCAAAGAAAGCCCTGCCCCTGAAACAGCCGCCGACGACAACGACATCACACTGGATGTTGTTCAAGCGGCATTGCTCGATGTGAAGGCCAAACACGGCGCAGATGCGGCTAAGGCTATCTTGAAAGAAGTTGCTGGTGTAGCCACTGTAAAACGCACTCCTGAAGACAAGTATCAAGCCGTAATTGATGCTTGCGCGGCCAAAATGGAAGAAGACATGGTCGAAGAGAAAGAGGAAGAACCTGTTACTCCGAAACACAGCTTGGATGACGTGAAAACCGCAGCCAAAGAACTCGGTGCACTCGGTCGCACTTGGTTGGAAAAAGCCAAGGAAATCATCGCAGAAGTAGGCGGCGCAGCTAAAACTGCGGATGTACCTGCCGAAAACTACGACAAGTTGTACGAAGCATTGAAATCCGCGAAAGAGGCTGCTGAAGCCGAAGCTGAATCAGATTTGTAATTCGAAAAGAGCGGTTAATCCGCTCTTTTTTTTATAAGAGGTTTCGTATGAAAGAGATTGAAATTAAATTAGACGGCCATTCCGTTTTCTCGCCCAGTTCCAGCGAAATGTGGCTTAACTGTTCAGGCAGCCTACTGGCAAATTTAGCGATTCGCGCGACGGATGGCAGTGGTTCGTCGGAAGCCGCCGCAGAAGGTACAGTCGCTCACGAAATGGCCGAAATCTGGCTGCGTAGTGGTCGTAAACCAATTCAACACCTTGGTGAAGTTCGAACCGTCGACGGATTCGACGTAGAAGTGACTGAAGAGATGCTTGATTATGTGGCCGAATACGTCAACTGGTGTAACGACCAAGAAGGCGATAAGTTCGTGGAGGTTAAGGTTGATTTCAGCCATTTAACCCCTATACCGAACCAAAAAGGCACGTCTGACCACGTTTGTTGTAGCGACGAGAAGCTGACCATCACCGACCTGAAGTATGGCATGGGTGTGACGGTCGACGCTGAAAACAACACGCAGTTGCAGATATACGCGCTTGGGGTACTGCACGACTTCGGCTTCCTGTATGACTTCAAGACCGTCGAGATGCGGATTTGTCAACCGCGCCTGAACCATTTCTCAACATGGGAAATCAGCGTAGAAGAATTGCTCAAGTTTGGCGAATACGTCAAGGAACGCGCGAAAGCGGCTCTCGAACCGAACGCCGAACGCGTCGTTACTGAGAAGGGTTGTCGCTGGTGTCGTGTAAAAGCCCAATGCCCTGAACAAGCCCGTCATATTGAGGAGTTGATTGGTGATAAATTCGACGCTGAAGAGCCTGTTTCAGAGCGTATCGCTAACGGCACTTATCTGGCGAAATTACCTGAAATTGACGAATTGAGCATGGAAGATGTCGAAAAGATTTACAGTAAAATCAAAATAGTTACATCTTTCTTCAGTGAAATTGAGAAAAAACTGCTTGACTTCGCCCTGAAAGGCGGTAAAATGCACTCATACAAGTTAGTCAGCGGCAGGAAACAACGGAAGTGGGTCGACGAGGCTCACACACTTAATTTTATCCAGCAAGATACGGTATTCGACTTGGATGAATTCCAGCCAAGACAGCTTGTTAGTGTGGCGCAGGCAGAGAAGCTCTGCAAACGTCATAAAATCGATTTCGAACCCTTGAAAACGTTGGTAGATGAATCAAGTGGAAGACCCACCATCGCGCCAATCAGCGATAGGCGGCCTGCTTTGAGCATTATCGACATGGATTCGAAATTCGAAGACTAAAGAGAAGTGGGCGACACTCTTTCAAATCAAACGCCCTTCAGTTTATGGATGTTGTCTGGTGAGTTTTTCTTGATTTTCCTCACCAGTGTCGCTCGCCAAAGCAAGCGACCATCCACCCAACTCCAAACGGCTAAAGAGATGTGAGCGACACTCTTTCAAATCAAACGCTCGACAGTTTATGGATGTAGTCTGGTAACTTTTTTCCGCGCATCGCTTCTTTCATTACCAGCGTCGCTCGCCAAAGCGACCATCCACCCTTACCAGAGTGTAATATCAGTTGGTAGATGGCCTGCCTTGGAAGCAGGAGGTCGTAGGTTCGAGTCCTACCACTCTGACCAAAATTTACTTGTTATATGATTGAATTTTGCGATGAAAGAGTATTCATTTTCTTATAAATTTGATAATAAACTTTGGGGTTTTAGTATTTACGCAAATTCCGAAGAAGAGGCTAAAAGAAAGTTTTGGGCTTTATCAGAAAATGGGCAATATTGTGGCGAGGTTGTGTGTAAGGTAAATGCAACAAAACCATGCAATTTTATCAAATTCATTTTATCAAAATTCAAGAAATAGCATCACCCAGTTATTTGCTACCGTGTGGGCGGCAAACCAAAGAAAGCCCATGTAATTTTTAATATGTTAGGAAATAAAATGTCAAATTATGTACGTAAAGTTGGTTGTTTGGTTGAGTATAAAGATGGTAGCGTAATGCTGAAAAACGTGCCTACATGGTACGCTCGCATTGACCATCCTCGTGCTTTCGAAGAAGGTGACAAGAAGAAATTCAGCCTGACTGCCTTCTTGAACAAAAAAGAACATGCTGAAGAAATCGAAATCTTGGAAGATTTGATTCGCAAGCACATGGCAGAAGGCGAAGATTGGGACGATGTTGAGCCTAAAAAACGCTGCTTGCTCGATGGTAAACGTATTAAGAAGTTGCCTGAAGACAGCGATGTTCCAGACTTTTATCGAATCCGTTTCTCTTCCAACGAACAATTTCCGCCAGCCGTGCGTAACAGCGCAGGCACTAAGCTGAACCGCCGTGTTCCTGAAGACATGGAAGAAATCGAAGAACTGAATCGCAATGGTCGTCACATGACGATTTTGTTCGACTTCTATGGCTGGAAAAGCGCAAAATACGGTGCTGGTATGACTCTGAATTTGCAAGCGGTTCAAGTTCACAACAAACAAACTGATTTGAAACTCGGCTCAAGCGGTGTCAATGAAGGTGATGACGCTGATTGGGAAACTGAAGACGACGACGAAATCTAATCGCCCGAACAAATACCCAGCGAAAACAAAACACGCTGGGTATTTTTTTTATCAACTGGTACTGACACACTTCCGCAATGGCTGCTGTTGTCTAACCAAGCACAAAAGGAAAATATATCATGTTTGACTATCGCTCAAACGTCGTAATTATGGATATTGAATGTTATCCTAACTACTTCTTGGTCGCATTCCGCGACGCTTTCAATCCAGAAAACACAAAACATTTTGAAATGAGGAACGATTCCTCAAAACTCGATACTGCTGGTATCCGTCAATGGTTGCGTTCGTCAACAGTAATCACATTTAACGGCAACCACTACGATATGCCGCTGCTCATGTACGCACTGGAAGGTGTTACTAATGCCGAGCTTAAGGAAGCATCTGACTTGCTGATTGGTGCGGACTACATCGACGAAAACGGCAAGAAGCAGAAGCGTGAATCATTGCGCTCGTGGGAATTCATGCGCTTGTACGAACTCGACTATCCATCATATATGCAGCACATCGATATTTTTGAAATCCCGACAGGCACATTAAGCCTTAAAGCATACGCTGCGCGAATCGGCTGTCAGAAGCTACAAGACCTCCCGATTGATGCTGATAAAACATTGTCATTGATTGAGATGGACGATATTGCAAAATACTGTGACAACGATACGGCGAACACGCTGCGCTTATATGAAACAGTGAAGGCACAGGTTGACTTGCGTATCGAGATTTCGAAGCAATATAAAATCGACGTTCGTTCCAAGTCGGATGCGCAGGTTGGTGAGGCCATCTTTAAACACGTTATCGAAAAAGACCGTGGTCGTAAAATCTACAAGCCTGAACCGAGTTCGATTAAGCGTCGATTCAAGTACGACATCCCCGAATACATCTATTTCGAGCACCCAACACTGCAAGACTTGCATGACCTGCTGAAGCATACTGTGTTTGAAATCGAGCCTTCTGGTCATGTGAAAATGCCGCGCGAACTCGCCTCCATGAAGATTCAGATTGGTAAGGGTCTTTACACAATGGGTATCGGCGGCCTGCATTCGAACGAAAGCGGTCAGGCCGTTGTCGCCGCCGAAGACGAAATCATCTGCGATGCCGACGTGACTTCCTATTATCCATCTATCATTATCAACGGCGGTTATTATCCTGAAAACTGCGGCCTCCCATTCTTGCGCAACTACACGCGATTCCGCGATGACCGCGCGAAGTGGAAGAAATTGCCAGAGAAACAGACTATCTGTAATACCTACAAGATTGTTCTGAATGGCTCGTTTGGCAAACTGTCATCAATTTACAGCTTCCTGTACAGTCCTAAGATGATGATTCAGGTGACTATTACAGGTCAGCTTTGCTTGTTGATGCTCATCGAGCGTATCGAGAAGGCTGGGTTGCGTATCATATCGGCGAACACGGATGGTATCGTTATTTACGGCAAGAAAGACGACTTCTGGAAAGCCGAACGCGAGATTCATTTATGGGAAATCGAAACTGGTTTCAACATGGAATTCACGCAATACTTGGCAATTTATAGCCAGTCTGTAAACAGCTATCTCGCGCTGAAAGCTCCAGCAAAAGGCGAAACAAAACTCAAATGGAAACGCAAGGGTGATTACGCAGAGCGCGGCTTGAGTCAATCGGGTAACGGTCAAGTTTGCATCGAGGCTGTGATGGCATATCTTGAGCGCGGCGTGCCTATTCGTGAGACCATTGAAGGCTGTACGGACTTCCTCAAATTTACGAACTTCCAGCAGGTAAAAGGCGGCGCATATAAAGATGGTCAGTATCTCGGCAAGGTTGTGCGCTGGTACTACTCAACGAAAACAGACACCACTATCGTGAATTCGAAAGGTAATAACGTTCCGTTGACTAAAGGCGCAATGGCGGCCATGGACTTACCTGATACATTCCCATCGGATATTGATTACGATTGGTATGTGCGTGAAGCGTACTCCATGCTTGACCGCTTGGGTGTTAAAGGTGTCCCTAAAGAAGCACAGGCGTTTGGCCTTGTTAAAGGCGGTGGTTTCAAATGGGGTCGTCGTGATGGTCAACAGACATGGCATCGTATCGACCTGTCAACCAAAGATGCTCTGTGTGAGGCACGTCTTAAAGACCGCCATGACGAATGGGTTTATGCAGATGAATTACCAGCAGATAGTCGGGTCTGCGGTAAATGTAAGCGCAAGTGAAAAACATTAGTCAACGCGAAAGCCGCATAGAAAAAACCAGTCGCCTGCTTGCTGAAAAGCGCGGCTGGTTTCAGGTCAAAATCGAACGAGCCAGCATAAACGGTTTCCCCGACAGACTGTTTATCAAAAACGGCACGACTATCTATGTTGAGTTCAAAAACGACGCAGGTGTTTTGCGGCCAGAACAAGAACGAGTAATCGAAACCATGCGGCAACATGGCGCAAAAGTCTATGTGGTTTCGACACTGGAGGAAGCAGATGTCATATTTAGATAAATTGAAATCACGTTTTGATAACGTGGAGTTGCACGAGCATCACTTAGATGATTATCAGCTTACGGCCATTGATTTTTTGAAGAAGAATCCAAGAAGCGCATTGTTTATCGACACTGGTTTGGGTAAGACGGCAATATGCTTGAAGTTGATACGAGACTTGGTAGATGAGGATAAAATCAACAAAGTGCTGATTATCGCCCCGTTAAAGGTGGCTAACCAGACATGGGGTGATGAGATTGCAAAATGGTCGTTCTCCGCACCACTCAGCTACAAGCTGGTGCGTGCTGAACATATTACCGAAGCGGTAAACGAGTACGCCCGAAATGCGAAAAATCGACCGTTTAATGATAAAGACCTTCGCAAGATTAACCGAAAGGTTAACACTAGGGTCAATAAGTTCTTGAAAAATAACCCAAATATTTCGGAAGCCGAACGAAATGACCTGATAAAGAAAACAACAAATGCTGTCGAGAAGGAATATCGTAAGTGGCTTACTGAAACGGCGCGTGTCGAGGCCGCAGGCGTACAGATTCGCAAATATGAAAAAGAGCACCCTACTGTGATTCACATCATCAATCATGAGATGGTTGAGTGGTTGGTAAACGCATGGGGTACTGAGGATTGGATTTATGACTGCGTCATTTACGATGAAAGTGACGGTATCAAGGACGCGACGACGAAGCGTTGGAAGGCACTCGATTCTATCAAGCATAAAACAACTCACTTTTACGAACTGACCGCAACACCAGCGGCTGAGAATTACCTCGGCCTGTTTGCTCAAATCAAACTGCTTGATGGCGGTAAACGCCTCGGTAGAACAATGACCGAGTACAAGGAGCGTTACTTTAACGTAAACCCTTATAACTACAAAATCACGTTGAAAGAGGGTTCTGCTGACGAAATAACCCGTCTGATTTCGGATATTACGCTTGTGATGAAGCAGGAGGATTATTTAAAGGATATTCCGCCGTATGTAATCGAAGATGTGTTATATGATTTGCCCGAAAAACAAAGGGAATTGTATAATGCAATGAGCAACACGGGTATGATTACCGTTGACGGCTCTACCATCGTGGCTGAACAAGCGGTGTCTGTGTTGCAGAAAATGATGCAGATTTGCGCTGGTTTTGTTTACGACAGCGAGGAAAGCCTCAACGACTTCGGCAGCATTGTACAAGACCGACGTATTCACTATCTGCATACTGCAAAAATTGAGGCTTTGCGTGAGTTGATGGCGCGTCATCCAGACGAGAATTTCCTGATTGCATATTACCATCAAGGCAGCCTCAATTTATTGCAGAAGCATTTCCCTGATGCGGTGAAAATGGACAGAAAGGGTACGCAAAAAGCGGCGTGGAATCGCGGTGAAATCAAAATGCTGTTGATGCACCCTAAATCTGGAGCGCATGGCCTGAACCTACAAAAAGGCGGTCATATCGTAATCAACTACGACGTGTATTTTAGCTACGGCCAGTTTTACCAGTTCCTACGACGGCTTGCGCGACGTGGGCAGGAAAATGATAAGGTTCTTGTCTACAATCTTCTCGCCGCAAACACTTATGACGTTGTTGTTAAAAAATCCTGCTGGGAAGGTAAACAAAACACACAAAACGTATTTTTTGACCTAATACAAAAAGTGAAAAAGGCTTTAAAACATGGCTAACATGAAGAAGGCATCGACGGCGATAATGCTCGGTAACGGCACGAATGCCACGCTGACCATCGATGATATTTTGAGTAAGGGCGTGACCATTAAACAGGCCGCCCTGATTTTTCACGTCCATAACACCGAACTTGGCAACCTTGTACGAAAAGCAAAGATTCAGCCATCAGGAACACGAAACGGTGCTGATATTTATGCCATTCGTGATATTGCAAGCGTATGCGTTCCGCCTGTATGGACGGATGAAGAGTGGGAAGAAGTATTCCACAAAGGCCATTTCCCAATAGCTTTAAAAAAGGATTTCTGGGCGGCAAAGAAAGCCCGTCTGAGCTATTTGGTTGAAGCAGGGGAATACTGGCACACGGCTGACGTGATTGACGCTGTATCCGAGCTTAACAAGACGTTTGCAATGGGTGTGAAGTTGATACCCGACACCATTGACCGCCTGACGACCCTCACCCCAGAGCAACGAACCTTGGTTGTCGAATTATTGGATGAAGTGATGAAAGGTGTAAGCAAGGCCGTTGCTGACAAATTTGGTGAGCGTGCGCAGAAAGAGCGTGTTGCTCGTTACGAAGATTTAACAGGAGAACGAATCGATGACGTTGATGACCGAGAACTCGACGACCTTTAAGAAAATCGGGCAGTACAGTAGCCTGTCGGATATGCTCGTAGAATTGTCGTCAATTCTACAACCTCCTGAACGACTCACTGTTTCCCAGTGGGCTGCGAAATATCGATACGTTGATAACCGAGGCTCTTACGTTGGTTATTGGAAGAATTCAACAACACCATACATGGTTGAGCCTATGGATATGTTGAGCAGTCCGATTCATGACGGTGTAATTATGGTTGCTCCTGCGCAGTGTGGTAAGACCGACGCTTTGATTGTCAACTGGACTGGTTTCTCCATTCACGGCGACCCGATGGATATGCTGATTATTAATCCAACATCCGCGATGAGCCGTGACTTCTCCAAACGTCGTGTCGATAAACTGTTGCGTGATACCAAGGAATGTGGTGAATTGTTGAACGGAGACCGAGATGCGGACAATATCAGTGACAAACACTTCCAAAACGGCGTGTTCTTGTCATTAGCGCATCCGAGCGTTTCCGAGTTGGCAGGCCGTCCGATTCCGCGCGTTATGCTGACCGACTACGACCGTATGCCAGACGACATCGGCGGCGATGGTTCGCCTTACGACTTGGCTGCGAAACGTACTACTACCTTTGGTTCATATCGCATGTGTTTGGCCGAGAGTAGCCCTAGCCGACCGATTGAAGACCCTCATTGGGTTGAAGTAGCTGGTTCACACGAAGCTCCTCCGACGAAGGGGATTTTTGCGCTTTATAACCGAGGCGACAGACGCAGATGGTATTGGGCGTGCCCTCATTGCAACGAACGTTTTGAAGGTGTTTTCTCGATGCTTAAATGGGATGAGAAGGCGACCAACATGATTGACATCGCCGCGTCAACATACCTGCAATGCCCGAAATGTTTCGGACGAATTGAGCAATCCCAACGCCATGCCATGCAACAAACAGGTGTGTGGGTTCAAGATGGCATGTACTTCAACCGACATGGTGAGTTGGTGGGTAGCCCGCGCAAAACTCGAATCGCTTCCTTCTGGCTTCGTGGTGTTGCCGCCGCGTTCGTAAGCTGGGGTCAGTTGGTGACAATGTATCTGGCTGCTGAAGAAGAGTTTAAAACAACTGGTTCGGAAGAAGCCTTACAGAAGTTCTACAACACCGACTTAGCCGAGCCATATGTACCTAAATCACAAGTGTCTCAGCGTTTACCTGAACATTTGAAAGACCGTGCAGTCGATATTGGTGAGCGTGTTGTTCCTATCGGCGTTCGAAATCTAATTGCTTGCGTCGACGTGCAGAAGAACAGATTCGTGGTACAAGTACATGGTATTTCTGCTGGTGCGCCATTCGACATTACAGTGATTGATAGGTTTGATATTCGTAAATCTGCGCGTGTTGACGAAGATGGTGACAATTACTTTGTACGCCCAGCGACTTTCTTGGAAGACTGGTCGTTGATTGAAACCGAGGTCATGGATAGACTGTACCCTCTGGCTGACGGAAGCGGTCGCATGATGGGTGTAACCATGACCGTATGTGACAGTGGTGGTTATGCTCGTGAAAAGGGTGAAAGCGTAACGTCTATGGCTTACGACTTTTACCGTAGCTTGAAAAACAAACGAAAAGCAGCACGATTCCACTTGGTGAAAGGTGTTGTTACACCGAACTCCCCACGGGCGTTTATTACTTATCCTGACGCAACCAAAAAGGACGCATTGAGCGCGGCGCGTGGTGACGTTCCCGTATTGATGCTGAATTCGAATTTGTTGAAAGACACCCTGTCAAACCGACTGGATGCAACCGAAGTGGCACATGGTCTGATTACCTTCCCAGACTGGTTGGGAATCGAGTTTTACCAAGAGTTGTGTGCCGAGATTCGTACTGCGACCAAGTGGGAGAAAATTCCTCACCAAAACAACGAAGCATGGGACTTGTTGTATTACTGTATCGGGGTTTCAATCTCAAAATTGCTCATGATTGACCGCATTGATTGGGCAAATCCGCCGCCGCTATTTGACGAGTGGAACAAAAACCCATTGGTTTATGCTCCAGTTGATGCAACAGACGAAACAGGAGATAATGTTGTCATTCATGATGCCCAACAGAGCTATGCTGAATTGAGTTGGGATGAAATTAATAAATTGCAGGGAGCATAGTATGAGTTGTAATTGCACGTTTTACACGCCAGAGATGTTGCGAGATGCGAAGGACGCATATTTCCGCATCGCATCTGGCCAAAACGTAACCGTAGTGATTGACCAGAACGGGGAGCGTATTGAATATCAAAAAGCGAACTTATCCGTTCTGGCAGACTTGATTCGCAGAATGGAAATGGAACTGCGAGCATGTGGGTTGCTGGAAAACGCACCATTGGGTCAGGGTTACGCACCACTGAGAGTATATTTCTAGGAGAAGTCATGTCTGGTATTGACACTTACAAAGTACACGGCGGTACAGGTGGCCTTGATGGAGCAAACCGCACCAGCCG